CCACCCGTCCCGGCGAGTGAATTTTGGGTGTTTCAGACAGCATTGTTGAAACGCTGCATAGCCTGGGTTGCCCCAGAAATAGGAGCTGAAATCGTAATAGCCCCGAGCGATTGAAGGGTCGTCCGTATCCCATTGAGGTCTGTATTAAGCTGGCTTATGTGCCGCCGAAGGCCGATAAGATGTAGCGCAAGTTTGTTAGAAAAAGAAGAGGAGCCAAGGCGGTCCATAACAGGCCCCAGCTTGTCCATAGCAAGCGAAAGTCTGCTAACTGCTCCAGCCGCACGGCTGAAATTTGTCGCGATTCCAACCTTTGATAAAGCAAGAGCAGAGGCTTCAATCTTAGATATGGACTTCTCCATACCCTTTATCTCAGCATCTGATTTACTAAACTCCCCACGCACTACAGCATTTACTTGCTGCATCTTGCTCATGAATAAGTCAAGAACAGCCGAACCCTTATCAGTTACCGTAATGGTGTAGTTAAGCCCGCCGGTTGCATTTCTCATTACGCCTTACTCCACCTCATCTTGTTTTCCAATTCCTGGACCAACAGAACGCGATGAAGAAGCTCGGGACGATCTTCAACGGGAATATCGTGAATGTCACAAAGGGCATTCACATCGGCGGGACGGACGAAGAGGTGAACCTTGTCTTTGTCTTCTGCCTTTACACCAGCAGCAATGGCTTGCTGATAGATTGTGATGACAATATCGTTCACAGGTAACAAGACGGGAGAGAGATCAGCAACAGGGCACATGTGATCCTCCCTCCCGCGCCGGAGGCAATTAACCCCCGGATCTCCTCGTGAACATGCCTCACAATACCTTATATTGAACTGATTCTGTGGGGCGAAGTAGTACCTCACCCACTCGATCAGTTTCCCCGTTCAGCCTCGTTTTCTTCTTCCATACTGGCACTCTTCGCCATTGCAACGGAAGACCAAAACTCGCGAAACAGACGCCAATTAGCATCCAGCTCGATCAGGTTAGCCCGGTTGAATGGATATGGCTTCCCATCGGCCATCAACTCAGACCACCCTTTGACAGCCTCAATAAGAAGAGCCTCGTGAAAAGCATCATCATCCTGCACTTTATTGAACTTGCCTTTTCGCGTTCTCTTCCCGATCCGGTCAATCTCTTTCGGCTTCAAGGTCTTGATCTGGAATCGGACAACAACGCCCTCTTCTACTTCAAGATCGTGCCAAGGAACTTGCTCATCCGTCGGATCTTTGAGGATATTGCTGATATCCATGTTGCTGTTGCTCCCTTCTTCTTTGAGTTAGTTTGGATTATGAGAATGCAATGCTGTACTCAGTATTTGCCGCCACGGTCGGGTCCAGCGTCGGATCTTGGGTAGCCATGAATGATACCGTCGTGGTTGCAATACCGTCAGCGTTCCCCTGTTTCACGTCGGTAACATGCGCCTTCACTATCGAAAGGGTAGAGGTATTATTTGTTCCACCATTCACAACGACTGTAACGGCCCCAAGGGTATCCCCTGTCTTAATTACAAAAGGGTCGATAGTTGAAACAGCTTCTGTTTCAAACGTGAACTCGCCAGCCGGTTTTCTTCCTGTGATCAAGAAGGAGAAAACCCCATTAGTCAACAGGGCCCCCTTTCTAGCGGCAAGCGTGTTTCCGGCATTGAATTTAACAGAAGTAACCTTTAGTGTGGTTACCGCTCCACCAAAATTTGCAGTGAAAGTTACCGCAGTACCAAAAAAGGATTGTGGTACGATCTGAAAAGTGGAGGTAACGGGAACTGCCAGCATTGTGCCATCTGTAGGAGCGTTGTAAACACCTTGAAACGTGAAATTAACACGTACTATCTGCCCCAACTCGTACACCAAATCGTATGTACCCCGAGCCCCATGTATCTGGAAGATCTTCCCCGTAGTAGCGAAGCCGTCTCCCTCGTACATTGCAACAGTAGCAGACCCAATCCCACCAGACGCAGGGTAATAAGTTAAGGTTGAGAGTTGCATACCAGAAGCCAAAAACCCAGCAGCAGTACACGGAGGAGCAGACGCAGCACCAGCTCCCTTCAATTCTACAGTAAACTTGATAGTGGCAGTGCGCTCCCCCGTTACTCCAGCATACTGGGCGAAAGACGCGCCGGTACTATTGCGCTCGTGATTCTGGTACTCTGGCGTCCAGTCCGCATCGTATACCGGGTGTACCACTTCAGAAGCTGTAAGGGTCTCGGGTGTGCCTTCTACACTTTCAGCCTTTATAGCGATCATTCGCCTAGCGTTTACGAATGGCATTCTTACTCCTTACGTGAACTTCAAGGTGTACTCAGTATCTCCAACTGCTGTTACATTTTGGGTAGCGAGGAAAGAAACAGTAGTGGTTGCAATACCGTCTGCGTTCCCCTGTTTCACGTCAATAATCTGAGCTTTAGAAATAGTGAACAAGGCAGTATTGCAGGCCACTGACCCCACCGTTGCCGCTATACTCCCAAGAGTGCCAGCAGACTTGATTGTGAAGGGGTTAAATGTAGCCGCTGCTTCAGTTTCAAAGGTAAACTCCCCCGTAACCTTTCTATTAGTGATGAAGTATGAGAAAACTCCATTGGCAGCAATAGCACTCTTCCTAGCTCCCAGCGTATTGTCTACATTCAGTTTGAAAGAGGTCACCTTCAAGTTTGAAATGCCGGACCCAAAATTGACCACAAAGGCGGCATTGGTAGCAAAGAAGGGTTTAGGAACAACTTGAAAAGTGGCCCCAGCAGGAGTTGCAAGGAAAGTTCCATCCGTTGGAGCGTTATAAACACCTTGAAAGGTAAAGGCCGCACGAACAATTTGGCCCAATTCAAAAGTGTATTCTACTTTTCCACGAGCCCCATGAATCTTGAAGATTTTGCATCCTGTTGCAGTCGTATCCCCCTCATACATTGCGACCGTTGCAGAGCTAACGAAAGCCGCTGTGACAGCCGATGCAGGAGCATATGTAATATCCGTCGTACCGTTTGCAGTACCAGAGTGCCCGCTCGCGGTAAGAGGAACCCCAAGACATGGAGGCACTGTTTCTGGATGCCCAGCAGATCCCGCCCCCTTTACTTCTACGGTAAATTTGATTGTAGCTGTTTGCTCCCCAGACATCGACTGGTACTTCGAAAACCACGACCCAGTAGTGTTTCTCTCGTGCATCTGAAACTCGGGGGTCCAGTCTACATCATAAACTGGGTGAACTACATCACCATCAGTAAGAGCAATAGCCGTGCCCTCAGTGGTCTCCATCTTAATGGCAATCATTCGCCGAGTAGTTATGAAAGACATTACTCAAGCTCCTCTTCGAAGGTAATTTCTCCATCCTCATCGACGGAGGATACAACTCTTCCATTAACTGAAAGGAGTTTACCGTCTTCACCATAAACCCATATACCTACTCCGCGCCCCTCTGAAGGGTCTATCCTTGGGTCTTTCAAGATGATGCCACCCTTTCAGTCAATTCAAAATCCAACTCGGCATAGTGACAAAAAACAGGACCAAACATTCTCCGACCAACGGACACATCAACGCTGGTAAGAGGCTTTAGCAATGCCCCGGACAAAAGGGGATCATCATGCAAAGCCTCAACTACCAGCTCGACCATATTCTGGAAATCGTTATCGTGGCTTTCCTTTTCCTGGAACGACGCATGGGCCCGAACCTGGATACGATGCGTCCTGTCCCTGGTAGGAGAATAACCCACACCGCAAAGGAAAGTCACCTCATCCTTGAACCCCAACCGATCAATCTCCCACGCCCGCACAAGCTCCTCGCCCGTGGTAGGTTTGAACTTGGAGTAAAAGGCATCCCAGAACTTTGGGTTCTGCAATTCAGTGTAGACCATCCCTACATTGGAGACAGTCTCTATCTGGGCCTTTATGAGGACTGTGATGGCGCGGTAGGTCATCCTAACTTCTTCCCCCACTCCATCATCCAGTTCTCCATGGTCGCTTCCAGCGCATTCATCAGCCTATTCTCATGCTCAACGACCCGGTAATCGAAGGTGTGCTTGTCACGCAACCCCCGCTGTTTGATGTTGCGCTTAGTACCAGAAGCAATGCGTCTGGAATCTTCATCATCCCCAAACTTCGCAATTGCCCAATCCAATATCCGCTGAAACGGAGGATCATGCGCCCGTGATCCCTCTTCCAAAACGGCAGCAGCAATAGCTGGGTTATAGGTCCATCCCGATATGGTATACCCAACCCGCTGGGCATAAGGACCTTGCCACTTATCCAACGTATCCCCAAAAACCACAGGGGTATCCGACAAAAATTTGGTGTGGATACCTTCAATAGAGAATCGTACTTGAGCAAGGATACGCTCTCTCAGAGCAATCCCACCCTTCAAATGCAACAAGGGCTCCAGATTTGGAGCCACAATCTTGCACGATACCCCTGCTCGTCGAAGGGACACGTTACCTCACCCGCTTAGGGAACCAAACAAAATCCCCGCCATGCCTGTATCCCGGCAAATCTCCCTCAGACGTGGCAAACGCGCCCTTGACGCAATCGCCACGCCCGACCGCTTCCTTATACCGGCTCTCCCACGTCTTGGCTAGCTGACGCAGGTCATTGGCATAAACCATGTATCGCACACTATCAGCCGCGATAGATGGATCAACCGCTTGCATGATCTTAGCCACGGCAGCATTGCAAGCATATTCCGTCGCTTTGAACACGGTCGCATCAAAACTCGCAGCGTCGAGCGTGGATGTGGTGGCGGTAACAGTGTGGGGGGAAGTGCAATTAACCCGGATGGTCTCGGAAGCCGTTGGACTTGCGACCATGAACCTTATCCGCATCTGTTGCCCAGCAACCTTATCCGGGTCCTCGTAGATGATGTAATCATCACCCACAAAAATATAACGCGGCGGGGTTTCCCCCGCCGGATACTCCACCGACCGGATAGACGAGAATCCCTTTACATAGGATGCTGGCAAAGCATAATCATCCGTACCGGTACCAGCAATATCAAAGACTACCACCTGGGGAAGGTCCCGCCCAACAGAACGCAGAGCACTCTTTATGAAATTCTCTTTATCCTGATAGGTAAACCAATTGGCGTTGTCTTTCAACCCCAATTCGAGAAAAGTTATCAAGTCCCCCAGATAGTAAGTATCTGCCATTACTTCACTCTGTACTTGATCACCACGCGACCATCAGGCATATCGAGCCCGGTGACAGCCGTTGCCGTCTTGGACACAGCAAGGACCTCATCTGTCGCAACCTGTAGGTTTGCAGCGGTCCCACTAACAGTAATTGCCTTCTCGTCGTGAGCAACCCCGTCAACTCCCAGGGTGAACGCAAGAGTCGCAACCGTAGTGGTCCCACTCCCCGATGTTCCCCGGTTCTGAAGGGTGAAAGTGAAGTAGTTGGTATTGTCGCCTGTGATATTGGCATCAGGAATGAACGACACGGCGGTAACAGTCACCCGATTCCCATGCCAATTCTTCCACACTGTTGCCCCTGCGATGGCGTCGATGCGCATCTCATGGACATAGAGGCCGGGGAGTTTTCCTACCCTAGACTTTTCAGCCATTAGTTTTCAACTCCTCTTTGAATTACTTCACCCGGTACGTGATGACAACGATGCCAGCGGGCATGGTCAATCCACTCGCTGCCACCGTCTTGGACACGGCAAGAACGGCGTCAGACGCAACCTGAGTGTTTGCCGCAGTCCCACTAACGGTAATCGCCTTCTCGTCGTGAGCAACACCATTCACGCCAGACGTGAATGCAAGAGTCGCGACCGCAGTGGTCCCAGCCCCATTGGTGCTCCGGTTCTGAAGGATGAAGGTGAAGTAGTTGGTGTCGTTCCCAGTAATTGCAGCATCAGGAATGAAGGATACCGAGGTAACCGTGATCTGGTTCCCGTGACTATTCTTCATCACCGTCTGAATGCCAGTGCTATTAGATGCAATCGCGTCGATGCGAGCCATGTGAGTGTAAAGCCCCGGCAGCTTTCCTACCCTGGTCTTTTCAGCCATTTCGCTATTCTCCTTTGTTACCTATCAAGAATGAGGGGGGAGGGAGGGGGCACTCCTCCCGTCCCCCCTGGAGGGTGAGTCAGTGGTTAGGGTTACGAGGCTTTGAGAGAGGCTTGGCAGCCGCGATAATCCACGGGCGCAACACCGTGAACGTTGCGGACCTTGAGAGTGATGACATCGGAATCGAAATAGGCACCAGACATCGGCGTGTCAACACCCTGAACGAACAGTTCCGGCTTCTCCTGGCCACCGAGGAATCCCACCGCGATGATTTCGCAGTCGGCGGGATCAGCAGTCAGGTACCAGCAGTACTTAGTCGTGGAGGCGAGACCGAGTTCAACGCTCATAACCGGGGTGATCCCCCAATCGGCTCCGAGCACGTTCCGCACTGTCGCGTCCTCGTTGCTGGTCTTCTTGAAGTTCGAGTTGCATATTTCCAGGGCCAGAGCGGCATACTCGGGACCAGTCCACACATACTTGGGCTTGATACCAAGCTTGAGGCTGGAATCCAGCTCGGTCTGGTTCATCATCTGAATCGCGCCGGTTACCATATCGGCATAGGTAATGGCCGGAGTACCAGAGATGGTATTAGAGTGGTTGCTGTGGAAGAAGGCGGTAGTGTCGCTGCTGAGGTTTGAGTTGTTCTCAAAAATCCCAATCACGTTGCGAGCGATGGTTCTGTTGGCGCTCTTTCCAAGCTGGATCGGGAGGGCAACAAGCTTTCGCAGATCATCAGCAAGAATGGCTTCCCAATCGAGCTGATAGATCCCACCGTACTTGTACGGGGTCATGGTCTCGGGCTGCTCAGTCTGAGAAGGAACCAGATCCTGATACGGGTTACCCGCATTAACCACGGGCAGGACGCCGATCCCGCCGATCCGGGAGATCTTGAACGTGTTGGTCGCATCGTTCAGATTCTCATAGGAGGAAACCAGAAGTCTCCATTCCTGCACGTTGTCGGCCCTGTACTCGTGTTCGAGTCGCTTCTGCAACGTATCACCAAACGCGACGGTGAAGTCAGTTGCACCAACAGCCTCGCGGATACTCTGCGGGGCAACGTGTCTCCAGTTCTCGCGAATCGAAACCTTGTGCTTATCAACAGCTTCGATATCCTCATTGAGGGAGAACTCCCGCATGGCCTGCGGAATTGCCATCTTGATACAGTCCCACACCTTCTTCGCCATCTGGCCAGGAGACTGGTAGGGCATGTTGGGATTGAAAGCAGCGAGGGCTTCCTTCAGATTCGAGAATCGGCGCACACCGTCAACGTTCTTACGGGCAAACATGCCCTCAAGAGCCTTGCCAAGCCGCTCCCGCTTGGATTCGGTGATCTGAATTTCCTCGGCAGTGGGAGCCGGGGTGATGGGGGGAGTCGTATGGGCGTCTCCCATGTTCTTCACTTCAGCCGCAAAAGACTGTCGCAGACTGGCGATGTGGGCCTGCTCGTCTGCGATATCCTTGTTAAGCACGGTCGTATCAACGGTTTCAGCACCATCATAGAGCCTCGTGATACGTGCCTTGCTGGTCTCGGGGAGGCCGGACCCATTCAGTGCTTCACGGATGGTGAGTCTAACCTCTTTCTGCCGAATTCGCCTCTCGGCCTCGGCAATTCTGGACTCCATTTCCTGGACCCTCTTCTCTGCTTCAGTGATGGGGGCCGTGTCGTTGATTCCGTCAGGCATTCCTTCTGTCCTCCTAAGTTGACTGACGCCTGGACCCCCATCGGTTTGATGGGTCGTTGGCATCGCGTTCTCTACGGCTGCCGTTACGCGCAAGATAACGCCCCCAGCAGCGGGTTCAGTTACCAAATCGGTCGTCTTTACCTCTTCAATACGTTCAACGTAGTTCCCAGATCTACCATTTACTGCCACTTTTCGCAGTTTTCCAATGGCATCAATGCTAAAACCAAGGAATTGTCTACCAGCGTCGTAGGCTTCTTTTAGCAGGGTACGGAGCCAAGAATGAGCCTCTGATACGTGGAATTCAGCCAAAACGCCCTTGCCTGGGGTCCCATCGGGCCTTATGAAGGGACCAAAAACCGCGTTTTTGAAGAATCCGACCACGTTTTGAGCAAAATTGCCCCGCTCAACACCTTCCGGCAGATGGCTGAAGTAGTCTTGCTTTGGATCATTGGGCAGAGGCTTGCCAAATCGATATGCAGCGGCGGCTATCCCCTCAAACAATCCCCGGCTGACGGCATCTGCAAGCACTTCATCAGTAAACAGAGTGTCGTTCTTGGACCAACCGGACTCAACCATCACCACATCCCACTTCGATCCGGTATGTTCACCAGCCATCGCTTGCCTAACGGCAAAAAACGTGGGAATTGACTCTCGGAGAGGAGCTAATGCGGTGGGAGGTTCAGGCATAGGCGGGCCTGAAGTGGATACACCAACACTAGACTCCTCGCCGGGAATCGTATGGCTACCGTCTGTTACGTTATCCTGCATTTCTGGCATACCATTAGGCATAATAACAGCCGTGCAAGGCTACTGTCCACAGGTGATTGTAACTTTTTGTCCAGTTTTCAGCTTGAAAGACCACGTTTTGGAGTGTTCTGTGTAATGAAAAGAGGCTACATCGCAGGGATTTGGGCTCCCATGAGGCCACTTTGGAGGGGGAATTTGGCGCACTTTTCCCTCTGGTAAAGCCTCCCCATTCTCTGCAAAACGCACCACAACCGTGCTTTTTACCTCGTTTTGCTGCTGAATCCCCCCAAAAATGTCATCATCAGCGGCTATTTCTACAGGTGGGGGGAGGCTAATTTGCGTGTTTGGCACCTCTCTTGGGTCTTGCAGGGGAGTTTTTGCCTTACGTTTGAACACCATAGCCCAACTTCCTTTCTTTTTGTGTTGAAGATTCCGCTTTACGTACCAAGACCTTCTCAGGTTTGGCTTGCGTAACTCATCTTTACTTGGTGGTAATGAAAAAGGACAAAGCATCAGTCATTTGGAACAAGTGTTACATCATCAAAGGCTGATGCAATAATCTCTTTAGCCTGCTCCGGGTCCAAAAGCCCCTTTTCTACCGCCACAATGGCAGTATCGACGATGTCTTTGACCGCTCGTGCCATTGTGCGGAAGTCCTTGAGCTGGATTTTGGGCAGGGAGATGTAGTAGCTTGTGTCGATTGAAGCCCACAAACCGGGGTTGCGGTACTTTGCAAACGCGATTTGCAGGTCAAAAAGCTGACAAAACATCTGGTTGAACTGCGCTTGGCGGGACGTGAGGAACTTGGATACCGCTGTTGTTAGCTCTGTGGCAGAAGAGCGGCTCAGATCCCCGGCATCACTGTAGAAGGTACATGGCTGGCGGGTGCCGGACGAGATTTGACGGCTGAGAACCGAGTAGATGTTGAGAACATCGCTGGCACCAAGGTCTGGGGACTTGACGTTTAGATTGAGTCGCTCGTTGTGGGCAAAGGCAGTACCCGACTTTAGGGAGCGCATGAACCGGTCGGCATAGGCTTGCAGGTTGGTATCATTGGTCTCGCCATCAACCTGCAAGTCAAACACCACGTCGAGCCCCAAAGCCGTCCTCTCCAGCACAGAGAAGGTAAAATCCTCCATCCCCTCCAACCAATCTATAGATGAAGAGAGATCCGGCTGACCTCTTGCCCCACCATCGGGCCGGTTTAGGGTGAAAAAGAAGGCTTCAGACCCATTCCCAACCAGGATTGATGGGTCAAAACGAGGGTGAATGACCGACAAACGGGGCTTCGGCTGCCCCGTTTTTGCTTCCAACAAGAGAGCCGAAACCAGGGAAGCGTTGTGCTCGGCCCTCTCAATATCGGCGATTTTGAATGGGGAAAGAGATGTAATCCCCAAAACATCTGTGGTTGGGGAGGTAAAAACGGGCCAAACCTGCTCCCCAAACAAGCAAAACGCCCGCAACCGCTCTTTGGCGTGAACGGGCCAGTCATTCAAGGCCCAAAAATTATCAAGCAGGGTCTGGGTTTGTGGATGCTCGGCAACTATTGTGAGCCCCTCGCCATATGCAAAGTCCACCGTGTTCTCAATCGTTGTAAAGGCTCTCCCGTTCTTCCTATACATGACCAGGGAGAGCGTTTGCAGCCTCTTCAGCATCTCCGGTGATAGGTCAATCGTCGTGTCTGTATTCTCCACCCGCTTGAATAGGGAGTCATCATAGTCAGGGTCGCCCTCATCAACCCCGTATGCCTGGGTGAGCGTCTGCCCCTGCAAGATCCTCTCAACCGGTCGCCGCATCCTGCGGTGCGAATCAGGCATGGGAGTCGATGTTGCCGCTGGCGTCTTTGAAGAGGGGTACGCTTTACCATTAAGAAACTGCTTCATGCTGTCCCAAAATCCCATACTGACTAACCTCTCCCCCTGTTAATACGTGATGTAATGTATCCCCATACCCGAGATCTGGCAGCCGGAGTTAACCGGCCTCGCTGCAAAGTGGTGGCAACATCGTCGTTTGTGGCACCATGAGCCCCACCACCCCTTAGCCGCATCCTCTCATCACGCCGCTCCCTGAGAGTGCGTAACGCCCGCTCTGTAACGGAGCCGGACGAAGCGGTTGGAGCCATCACCCCACCCGCAAGCCCCCGCTGGCGACCCCACCAGTATAGCGCAAGCGCAATCACGCAGTCATCATGCTGACCCCTTGGGGCCCCATAGCTTAATTTACCACCGGGGGATAGATGCGCCTCATATTCTTCAAGCTCGTCCAGCAAGGTATCGCTGTTGGTTACCGCCCAGGGTGAGTATTGAGAGGTAATATGGATGCGGCCATTCTCAAGGGCAAGCTGTAAGGCGACTATGAGATCCCGCTTTACATCATAAGACTCCATCCTTGCAGAGAACACCGGGACCTGTGCAGCCCTGAGATCGTCTTCAACCACCCGCCCCACGTTGGCGGTATCCATCACAACCGCTGCATTCCACTCCCGTGCCAAAGCGATTACCTTTGACTTTTGAATGTCGTAGGCAATCTTGTTCCACCGCGCAATGTGGTGGATGTAGCCATTTGAGTCACCAATAATGCAGACTGTAAAGTCCTGCGCCTTAGCAATGTCGAGCCCCAATATAAACCGCTGCTCCGCAGTGCGCTGCAAGGGGGCCATGGTGATGCAATGACCAAGAGATGTGAATACCTGGTTGATTTTTGCCCCAAACATGGCACCATACTCTTGCAAGAACTGCTCTCTCGACATGGATTTACGCAGTTCAAGGAGCTTGGCTTTCGGGGTCCATGGGAATGCCCAGGTGGGATAGTGGGATATCCACCCCCTGGTGTTGGGGTTTGAGAAGGTGCCATACGGTGCTTTACGTGGTAGACCAGCCTCGAGACAGGTTTTATAGTGGTGGTTCTTACCATTGGGGGTAGTGCTGATGATTGTGATTCCGTTGGTGGCAGCGAGTCGGCCCTGCAAGATGGTTTTGGCAGCAGGCTTTAGATAGGCTTCCTCATCACAGAGGAGGAGGGTTACGTTGGGACCGCGTAGGTTGTCAGGCTTCTCACCCGATCTGAACTGCACCTTCCACCCCGTCGTGGTGTACAGCTCCCGCTTCCCCCGCAGATATGTGCCCTCCTGAATTAGGTTGTGGGCAAACAGCATTGCCACCAACATATCCTCGACCGTCTCTGACTGGCGATACGTTGGTGCTACCACCCAACATAGCGGCGTCTCAATCCGCGTAGGGTCCCACGGTGGCTGGGATAAGAGGGCTCTGCCGATGTCAGCGAGGGCGAGTGTCTTACCTGACTTGATACCCCACTCTAGAATGAAGGTGGTGTAGAGGCCGCTGGTGAGAGCCTCATATAGCTCTAGGGCTTGAGGAGAGGGGATG